TACATCAGGGCCAGCAGCGGCTAGGATGTTTTTTAGTTCCTTCTCTCGCGCCTGTAGCGTTGCAATATGTGATTTAGTTTCGGCCAGTTGGTCAACTTCTACGCTGTCAACGTCTTGCGCTTCGCTTCGCATTAGCTGCTTCAATTGCTGCATGACCTTGGCGCGCGCATCTTCGCTGCTGGTTATCGTGTGCACTTCTTTTCGTTCAGTGAATGCCGCCACTTCGGTGACAGTGCCCAGCACCTTAGCCGCTGCCACCACTTGGCCGTGATTGGCTTCGGGGTCAATAATGACTTTTACAAGAGAATCTATTACCAAAGCCCTCAAAGCTGCGGGAGTTTGATATTCCTGGGCCGCAATAGCCCGCTTTATGGCCTCGATCTCTAGCTTCACTCTGTCATCAGCCGCTAGGTGATAGGGTTTGCTAGCCATTGTGTGAGGGCTTTTGGCGTTGTAGGCTTTCCGGTATGCGTCCGCTTTAGTCGCACCCATGGCCACCTCGCGGGCAAACTTTTTCTGCTTCCCGGTTAACTCGCGGGAAACGGCAGGAGAGAAGAGCGAATCCATTGGCACCGTCTCGAGTGCTTCCCTTAGCTGGGCCCTTGATACCTTCCCTATGGGTTTGGGTGACTTGTTGGTGTTCATAAGGGCAAATGGTAGGGGAACAGCGCAAGAGCCGCAAGGCTTCGCCATTGAACAGCCCCCGCGGCCATCCTTCGACCACCACCAGCACCGGCCCGCAGCCGCAGCCAGGCCAACCCAGCACCACCCGGAAACGACAAGAGCAGACCGGCAGCAGGTTAGCCCCTTAGTGTCTTTCCCCCTATGGCAGCCCCAGAACTGCACCGCTTCGCTGATAGCCCGCGCCTATCGAATCCCCGAACGCGATAAAAAAATACTCGATCAAAAGGGATTGACCGCGCCCACCACTCGGGCAGAATACCTAACAGGCAGAACGCCTAACCACCTAACACACAGGAGCGCACACCATGACCAAGCAAGAGCAAAAACAAATTGACCGAGCAACAGCACAAGGGCGGGGCGCTTTGCTTCGCACCCTAGCAATCATCCACCGCGCAGGCAGCACCCGCACACAAAAGGCAGTCACAGCAATGATTGAGCAAGCAGGAGCGCAGGACGAATTCACCACCACGAACGGCGCTTTACTGCACCGCTCAGAAATCTAAACCACCACAGGAGCACACACCATGCAATCACTGCCCACAGCACTCACCACCGCCCAAGTAAACGGCCTAGTCTCACAACTGGAGGCCCTGCCAAGCGCCACAGTGAACCGACACGCCGACATCATCACAGTCACCGCCACCCGCAAGAAAACGGGCGAGACCGTGAAGGTATTGAGCGCCGCCACCACCAACGGCCAGCACTGGCACGTTATGGCAGCCCCCGGCCTGATTACCACCACGTTCACCAACTGAAGGAGCCACGATGTACACCGCACAAATGAACGCCCACGGAAACATCATCGTTTGCAAGGGCGATGCCCAGCGCAACAGCTACCGCATTGTCCTGACCGGCAGCTATGCCGAATGCCTGCAATTCAAAGCCAGCCACCAAGGAGCCTAAACCATGACACCCAACCAAATCGCCCAACAGCTTCGCTCAAACCTTTTCGCAGAACGCGCCACGATACCCGAGGCCATGACCTACGCATACGAGCTGATTCACACCCTGAGACCGCAGGACCGCATCGCAGCACTCACCGCCCTGCACGTCCTGACCAACACCATCGCCAACACCATCACAACCGCAGAGGCCTAAACCATGCCCAAATTCATCGCCATCCAAGGAACGCCCGCAGACGGGTTTGATTACTTCGGACCATTCGACACAGCCAACGAAGCCGCCGATTATGTAGAGGCCGACTACAGCCGGGAAGACTGGTGGATTGTCCCGCTCACCACCCCAACAAATCCCAACGAAATCGCCACCGACGACAGCCGCAGCAACGGCCCGCACCAGTAACCCAACCACAACAGGAGCCCACACCATGAAACCCCAAGACCTTCACACACTCGCAGCCGCAGCCCTAATGCCCGCAGGGTTTCGCCACCACGACAGCGGAGAGCCAGCACAGCCCGCAGCAGTCACCGCAGCCGCAGCCATGGCCGCAAAGGTTGACCGACTGGGCGCGATGCATGCAGCAATGGCCACCATGAAACGCGAGGCCGACCAGCTTCGCGCCGAGCTGGAAGACGCCGGGTTGTCGGACATCGAGGGCAACTTGTACCGGGTGAACTTCGCCACAGTCGCAGGCAGCACCCTGACCAACTGGAGGGCCATCGCTGAGCGCCTGAAGCCGAGCGCCCAACTGATTCGCGCCTATACCAAAACGGGCGAAGCCAGCACCCGCATGACCGTTAAAGCCCGCCAAACACACTAAGGAGCCGACACCATGACACCATTGACCAGCACCCAGCAAACCCGGATTGTGAATAACGTTGTGGCCGCATGCCGCGACATCAATAAACTCAATAAAACCGGGTACGACTTTTTGTATTTGGCGAGCGGGTTCATCGCCCACTACGACATTCACGGGTTTAAAGCCCACTACAGCGAGCCCGGCAGCCTGCAGGCCGACATTGAGGCCAACGCCCGCGCCAACCAATGGCACAACTTCAGGAAGGGCGAGCGAGACGCCGATTATTACCACAGCAAGCGCGACACCTACAACGCCATTTTGGGCAGGTTTTGCGCTCAGCAATTCATCCGCGAGCACGTCCAATTTATTTATGTAGGGGACCAAGCATGACCCGCCAGCACTTCACCGTTAACCCGGCATACCCACACCCCGACAGCGACAGCGAGCCGCCAGCCATGCCCCTAGACGAGGCGATTTTATGGGCCATCAAGGTTTTGCGCGACCCGACCGCCGACCAATGGACGCGCCGCAAAGCAGCGGACGAGCTGACCTACTCATTTGAAACACAGGACGAATAAATCATGCGCTATCACTTTATCCAAGCCAGCAGCAACCGCAAAACCGGACCAATCCCGCAGACTTACACCAGCCGCGAGAGCTGTCCGCCAAGTTGCGCCCATTACCGCGCCGACTGTTATGCCGAGGATTTTTACACGCGCCTGACCTGGGATAAGGTGCCAGCGCGAGGCACCGACATCGAAGGACTCGCCGCAGCGATTAACCGCCTGCCGAAGGGTCAACTGTGGCGGATGAATGTAGCGGGCGATTTACCGGGCGAGGGTGAACAGGTGGACGCCTACGCACTGGGGCAGATTGTGAAGGCCAACCGAGGCCGCAAGGGTTTTACGTACACGCACAAACACAGCCTAGACGCTATCAAATGGGCCAAGGCCGCGACAGACTGGGGCTTTACCGTGAATCTCAGCGCCGATGATGTAGGTCACGCCGACCGACTCGCCGCCCATGGTTTACCGGTGGCCGTAATTGTCCCCATGGACACCCCGAAGCACAGCACCACGCCCGAAGGCCGCGCCGTGTTGATTTGCCCCGCTCAAACGACCGATTACATGACGTGCGCACTGTGTGCACTGTGCCAGCGGGCGGACCGCCGGCAGATTATCGGATTCAGAGCCCACGGCACCAAGGCCAAGCAGGCCGACCGACTCGCCCGCCGGGTTATCCCAATCGCCGCAGCTTGACAGCGCCAGCGCCAGCCCTTCGCGGAGGGTTGTCGCGGGGATTGTCCCGACTACAGGAGCCAGCACCATGGAAGACCAGCAACTAAACCACACCAGCACACCGGGCGAAATAATCGACTTTTACGACAGCCATTTAAATCTGACGCTTCGCGAATTGTCCAACATGACCGGGCACAGCATCGCCTATTTGAAAGGCCTGCTCATGCACCCAGAAAAGGTGCAAGCATGAGAAACCCCGAAGCCCACTACATAAACGCCGGGCACAGATACGAACGCGCCAGCACGCCCGCCCAAGTGGCCGCAGCGAGCCAGATAATCCGCACCCTTTTGGAGGCAGAGAAGCCGCACGACCAGACCGAAGGCCGCAGGCTAATCGAGCAAGGCAGGCAAGAGGCCCGCCGATGAACACGGCGCCACCCTGGCCCTTCCCACCACCCACCGGCCCGACACCATGGACGCCGGAGGAGGTGCGCGAGTACGACCGGCAGCAGGCCGAGCGAGCCCGGGAAACCGCGCCGCCCGCCCCGTGGTGACTTGCGAAGGAGCTACCGAAGATGCTACCGAACCAAGACCACCCACTGACCCGCGCCTACATCGTTGGCGCACGGTCAACCACCCAAGCGGCCTACACCGAAGCCTTGCGCCTAATCCGTGCTTGCGAAGGAGCTGCCGACCAACTCACCATTGACCAGTGCAAACTGGCCGCAGAAGTCATGATTGAAAGGAAGATGCCATGAAATATCGAGGCCCCGCAAAACCAATTCCCACCCACATCGAACTCATTACCGACAAGGGTGAGCGTGTGATATTCCTGCTGCTGGCCGTGTTGGCCGCAGTGATTCTTTACTTGGAGTGAACCATGAAACAAATTTATGAGTGGGGTGACGTCGAAGTCATCGCAGAGATCACGGCGTTTTTGTACGCTGGCGCACTGCAGCACCCGGCCCTTGGACAAAAGGGTGCAGGCCTGAGCCTTGAAAACTGGGGAGGCCACACGGGCTTTGTGGCCTATTGCGCAACCTATGCCGCAGAGATTGACGAGTGGCTGGACACGCGAGAGGATGAAATCCACCCGGGCGTGATGCTGTACGAGCTGATCGAGCCCATGGGTGAGTGGCTACTGGAAATGGGAAAGGTGCCGCCAGAAGATGGCATGGTGCTGGAGCACTTCAAGACCGAGTTTCTGCACTGGATTAACAAGGAAGACTGATGCCCACCTACCGCCTGACCATCGACAGGGCCGTGCGCTTTCAGCTTGATCTTGAGGCAGATAGCCGCCTTGACGCCCTCAAAAAAGTCACTGACATGGCTTTGGTCTATGATGAACAAGACCTAAAGGAAACCCGTGTCATCTCTGTCCAAGAACTCAAAGAGCCTGTTCAGCATCCACTTGATTGAACAGCCCGATGGCCGTGTGTCTGCCCTTGCGGAGTGGGTGGGCCACGGCCCCAATGCTTTGGACATTGGCTTCGAGATCATGCAGAAACTCGAACTGGCCGCTCGGGAGCACCCGGAACGCCTCGCGGTGCAACCCCTGACCCACTGCAAAAACTACCAGTGAAGCTACCGAATCACCTTGCCGAGTGATTGCGAGAACTTGAACAGCCCGTCACGCTGGTGCACATCGTTGGCGTCCATGCCTTCGGTGTCGGGCATCCAGTAGGGCCAGCCAATCTGCTCCGCTGTGTTCTGCCCCGTGCGTGATGCGTCATTGTCGGCCACCACAAACCCTCTTGGCAGCGTCTCTGCCACCTTCTTCATGTTGCCAGCACTGAAGCATGCGTACAGGGTGTACCGTCTCTTCAGCGCCTTCATGGCCGTCTTGACTGAGAGGGCTGTCGCGTAGCCTTCGCACAGGATGTTTGGCCCGTGGTTGTCGAAGATGAAAGCCGCACCGCTCGTGCGCTGGCCGAACAAGAACTTCTTCCCACCCTCTTCGTTGATGATCTGGCAGCCGACCAGCCGGTGGCCAACCCGCATGGGGATGACCAACAGCAAGCCGTCCGTCTCGTGCTTCCAGATGTTGCCCTGCTCCTCCTCAAAGCCCTTGCTCTTGAGATATGGGTGGTAGCCGATCTGGCACTGGTGGAGGATGTGGGCAGCCTTTTGAGCGGCCTTGTCCTGCTTGTCGCGGATGTCGCGGTGAGCAGCCTCCACCAATTTGCGTGCTTTGTTCGGGTCCATCGCAGAGTCGCCCTCAGCATGCCAGACCTCGATCTCCGTCATGGTGGCATGGTTCTGAATGAATGCGTGCGTGCCCATGTACTTCACGGCCCCGTTGCGGTGGGTGGGCTTGTCGTGCGTGGGGTATCGCTTCCATGTGCCGATGGGTGGCATGTGGTCAACGATCACGCCGTGCAGGCGGCAGAAGTCAAGGAGGTGCATCCTCAATACTCCTCGCACTCGCAGTGGACCATGCCGCAATCGGAACAGCGAGCCACCTCTTTGTCGATCTCAGCAATGGCACGGCGGCAGTAGACCGCAGCATCCAGCAGCTCCTCGTACTGGTGCTGGAGCCACTCGCGCAGAGACAGGTTGTTGTCTGCCACTGTGGTGCCATACTTGTTGATGCCCTTCTGTTGGCGCAGTGCGATCTCCTCGCAGACAAGGGCTTCAATACCTATAGGCTTCATTCCTGATCTCCATTGCGAATGGCTGCAGCGATGGCCAGGGTGCCGTAGCCGATCATGCCAAGTTCTTCGACCTTCAGGGCTGCACGCTCGCGCTCGAACTCAAGAAGTCGATTGACCATTGAGAAGGCGTCCAACTCCCTGATCACGAGAATTGGCCTACCCTCGCTGTCGTCGTAGATGGTTTCATACATGCACTTGGTTTTAAGGTGCTCTCGGAATTGCTTAAAGTTCATACGAACCCCCGCAGGTTTGGTGCTTTGTAGTCTTTGCCCTTGCCGATCTTGCCGCCCTCAAGGATCACAGCCTTGCCGTCCTCCAGCTTGGAGTCGTTGGAGCCGAGCACCTCTTGGTCAGCGCCGTCTTTGTCAAAGCCAGCAAGGAACGCCACGCCGTTGCCGGTGACCTCTGAATCGCACAGCGCATCCAGTGCATCGGTGCGCAGATGGATCGGGATGTAGACGAACTGCTCGCGCTTCTTGAGCTTGACGGCAAACCACTCAAGGTCAGCCTTAGTGCGCTCCACCAGCTTGCCGTAGCCCTCGGAGTCGGAGCGCAGCGTGCCTAGGAACTCGCAGAACTCCTCAAGGTGCACGCCAATCTGGACGGACAGATTCTCTGGTGTTGGTTCTTTGCCGCATGCTTCAAGCCATGCTTTGGTGCGTTGGAAGTTGGTCATTTTTTGCCTTTCAAGTAACGGATGAGTGCAGCTTTCACTGCTTTGTTAAATTCAACGGATGGGGTTTTCGGTGCGTCTTCCAAACCCTTGGGCCAGACGCCGAACTTGTCTTTGTAGGTGTGGGCTGCTCGGCCCGGGCTCCAGCCGTGGTACTTAACCATGTACTGACACATGCTGTACCAGTCTTGCTTGCTTTCCCGAGTCTGAGCCGACTTCAGCTCCTCCATTTCTCCGGGCACCGACTCCACCATGGATCGCTTCTCGCGGGTGTAGCCGCAGTGCACACAGGTATCGGAGCCACCGGCCCACAGGTGTCCGCACTTGGGGCACTTGGCAGCTTCCTTTTCCTTGTCGGTCTTTTCCTTCTTGG